TAACGCATCAATTTTCACACTCAATCATACAATCAACAATGAACAAACCATCTCTTACAAAGAAGGAAATCGCCGCAACGCTGGCAGACAACTGGTGCTGCTCCGAAGAGGAAGCCTCCAGCAAATTCGAGCAGGTGCTCGAAGTGCTGGCCGATGGGCTGGTGCGCGGCGAGCGCGTCTATCTCGACGACTTCGGCTCACTGACGCCCCGCGTCAAGCCCGCTCAATTCGGTAAGTTTGTCCCTGGTCAGGGCGAAATCGACATCCCGGAACACACGGTCGTGGACTTCGAGATGTTCGAGCCGCTGAAAGACCGCTTGGCCGGACTTGGCGATGATTCGGGCCAGTTCTTGTCGGGCGACGAAGAACCGGAGTTGGAGGGCATCCTTTAAAAAATGCCGAGCGGCGGCGGGCCAAGCCTGTCGCCGCTCTTTTAGTAGCAGTAGCTGTGGTCAACGTACACTTTCTTTCCATTGCCGTTGATGTAGTAGCAGCCGCCGCGCGGGCCACGGATATAGCCGTTTTTTCTGGGCGCGCTACCTTTTGAAGTTTTTGTGCGCGGCTTGGGGCTTGGGCTTGACACATAGGAATTCTGAACAGGCCCGACCGGGGCTGCGGGCACTTCCACGATTTTGACGACCGTGTCGCGCACAAAGATGGTATCTCGTTGATTCAGAGCCGGTGGCAAGGCTGCCACCTTGGGTGGTGGTGGCCGAAAAAAAGCGAGGCCGAGCCCAAACGAAACCACAAACAGTGCGGCCATCTGGATGCCAGACATCTCGCCGCCCATCTTGGCTGCCAGCCAGTTCATCAAACGAGGGAATACTGCCAGGGCACAAAAAGACCAAAAGAAGCCCGCCTCGAATTGGCCGCTCACCCAAGCCGCCACGGCGAGCAGGTATATGACGCTGCCCGCCAAAAATCGCAATGTGTTCATATCCTGCTTCGGCTTCGTAAAAACCAAATGTACACTCCTCCGCGCAGGAATTTTGGGCCACAAAATGCCCCGTGTCGGAAGCCCGACACTTTTTTCTTTGAAATCACATTCATCACACCTCATCTTTGCCACGTACTTCACTCATTGCAAGTCTGGGGCGAGTTTCCCGACTCATTAAGATTGGCTATTAAAGAACTCCCGGAGGGGGGAAGCGGTAACGCTCCCCGGCTATCTGCCCAGTGCAGTGAGTGACGTACACCTCCGGTTTTTTTTAACTTTAAAATCGTTGTCATGTACGTCACAACAGATTTTGCTCAGCAGAAAGACGGTCAAGCCGTCACATTAAACGTCAGTAACGAACTAAACGTTACCGTTCTCACCTACTCAGAGCATGAGTTCCTCATGAGCACCAATGATGTAGCCAAGGGTTATGGTATCTCGCCAGACAGTGTCCACAGTCAGAAGCACTACAATTCTGCTGAACTCAAAGAAGGGGTGCATTTTGTAAAGGGTCTTGGAATTTCAAAGACCCTTACAATGAAGGGCCTTCAACCCAACGCAATTTACTGGACAAAAGCGGGTGTTGTACGCCTCGGCTTTTTCATCAAATCAGAGCGGGCCAAGATGTTCCGCGACTGGGCCGAGCAAGTGGTGCTGGCGGTGATGGCCCCGAAGGTGAGCCTGCCGCGAGCCGCCCGGCGCAACCACAACCGCATCACGCCCGCCCGCATGGTCAGGATACTGGCCACGGTGGCCTTGGTGAAAGACGAGAAGGTGCGCACCTCCCTGGTGCAGCAACTGATGCCCGACCTCGACATCCCCGGCCTTCAACTCGAACTGCCATTTGGTGGGAAAGGAGGAAATCAGCGATGAAAAAGATGACAGGAACACCCGCATCCCCCTTTGAAGACTTTGAAATCCGCCCGCTCTTTCAATTGGGCCGCGCGGCCATGAGCAGCAAGGACTACTCGCCCGTGGAGCTCACGCACGAGGGCATGATATTGCTGCTCGACATTATCGAGGAACGATGTCTGCCTTCCCTGCCGAAACCCCGGCGTAGGCGGACGCGGAAAACTTGACCTGAACGAAAAGCGCCTCGGCTGATACAGCCGGGGCGCTTCTGTTTTTTATGCCGTGACCAGCGGCTTCAGGCAGGTCAACCGGCTAAAATCGAAAGCCGGTGAAAGGTCGCTTTTGTCGCGCCGCACGTTGCGATGGCTGTAGATGCTGAATCTATCGGGCGCGGTCAAGTCCAGGTCGAGACTGTCGCAATAGGTCGGCTTCAGGTTGAACCGGCCCAAAAGGATAGCCAGCAACTCGTCGAGCGCTGCGTATTGCTGCGGCGTGTAGGCTGCCCAATACCCTTTCAAACCCCGCCATGCCGGTGTTTCCACCACTTCGCCCCGATATATGGTGCGCCCGTCGTTCCAATGGAATCCACCGCCTTCCTGTTTCCAGAGCGGGCCTTCATTGGCAATTTCGATGCCGATGCTGCACCTGTTGAGTTCGGTATTGCGCGGGTGTTTCATGCCGAGGTGATGCGCCCAAAAGTTGGGGCTGAAAGCCTGGCATACCGTGCCGTCCTTGTCGATGACGTAGGCCGTGCCGATGCGCTCGGCGGTCATGCCCCACCAGGTGAGCGCGCTGCGGGCTGTGCTGCTTACCGTATGGTGCAGCACGATGTTCTTTTTCGGGAATGCTTCCCGGAAATATTGGCTTGGGGCCAAGACGTTTTGTACGAGTTTCATATCATTCAACTTTGAATATCCGGGTGAAGGCACAGGCCAACCTCGAGGCCGCCCGGCAAGGGCTGGAACGGGCTTTCGGGTGGTGCCGGGTAATGTTCGCAACTGAAGCGCAGCCGCCAGACGCGCAGGTCGGGACGCTTGTCGTTGGAAAAGCCGAGGTAAGTCAAGGCTTTGAACGTGTTGCCGTCCAGCCCTTCCAGGGCGATGCGCACGGCGTCCAAGGTGTCGAGGTGTTCGAGCGCTTCGTCGCGAAATGGAGCCGAGGCTTTGGAGTGCGTCCGTTCGCGCAGTTGGAAGGCTACTACTATCTCGACGCCCACCGTCCCGATGCTGGCATCCTGGCCGATGGCGATGTAGTCGCCTGCGCTGAAACCGACCAATGCACAGGGGAAAGAGACGGGCGGCTTCTCCGTGTCCAGTTGGCCGAGGTCGAAATCCACCCAGCGGATGGCAGCCACTTGCGCGACGATTTGGGCTGATATTGCTGTGAAAATCGCTTTCATAAATTGTTCTTTAAATGCTCTGTAATGAGTATTTCAGCCTTCTTTTTGATACGTCCTGTCAGCACCTGGCTTTCGCCCACGAACTGGCGCTTGGGCATTTTAAAGCCAGCGCCGCGCCCGGCTTGTCCGCCCTCATTGTGTACTTTCTCGTAAGCGAGCGGAAACACGAACGCGACTGCATCACTTTGAACACGGCCTTTCAGGGCGTGGCCCTTCAGCGTCCCGGTCTTCACCAGGAGCGCGCGCTTTGCCGGGTCTTTGTCGGCCTTTTTGCGAGCCGGCCACTTCTGCGGAGCAGCATCGATGAACGCCTCGGCGCGGAAGTTCTCGGCGTGGATGCGCTCGGCTTCCACGGCGATCACGTCGTTCAGGATTTTGCGCTCGAGTTGCGGCATCGAGTTCGCCAGGCGGCGGAAATAATCGCTTGCTTTTTCAGCCATTGGTTATACTTTTGTGTCGGCTCTGTACGAGGGCGCGGTTTGCAAAACCGCGAAATAGTGCAGGGCTTTTTTTATGGCCCGCCGAAATCCGGCGCTTTGTCTGTGATGGCGTGGATGCTTATGCGCTCCACGCCATCATCTGTTAGAACCCTCCACAGGTTCAGGAAATACTCCACCTTTCCAATCTTCACCCCGAAATAGTACCAGCCGCGCACCTGCGGGTGCGAGCCGTCGTCTGCCGCCGTGCCGAGGTAGCGCAGATTTTCACCGGACAACAAAGCGAGGATGTACAGCAATTCGTTCCGCCCCGGCGCATCCCGGTGCGGCCTGCCGGTGATGTTTTTCACGTCCCGGTTGGTCATTGTCACCGGCAGCGGAACGCCCGGCATGTTTTTGGAAAAAGTCGGCACCAAATCCGTCTTTGCCCAGTCGCGCACGTCTTCCCGGCTGACTTTGGCGTGGAGCAGCCCGGCGTTGTCCTCGATGCGCTCTTTGTCGAGCGCCGACTGGTCGAAGTAGGGGTGATCGTCGCCGAACAGTTTGCCCGTTTTCCCAACATTGCCCCGGAAACCCTTTGGCGGGTCGAAATCCACGCCACCGCCTTCGGTGGTCGCTTCATCTGTTTGGATGACTTTACACCGGCAGCCCCAGCCGTTGGGCGGGTAATAAGTGTCCCAAAACGGGTCATCTACCGGCCTTACCACGCCATCGAGTGCGCGGTGGCTTTGGCGCACCCGCTCGTCACCGGCTGTCTCGTAGCGCAGGGTTGGGTACAGGTATTTGCGGCGCTCGAACTCCTGCCAACTTTCGGCGGCTTGCGCTGCCTGCGTTGCCATCTGCGTCTCGATGCGCAGGTAGCGGTTGTTGTACCGCTTCAGGGTGCTGGCAGCCCGTTTTTCCCAATCGCTCCGGCTGAGTTTGTTGCCGGTCTTATCGGTCATCATCAGCCGCAGTTGTTCGGTCAGGACTGCCTGCTTGTGACCAGCGAAGTCGCGCAGGTTGCGTTCGATGGATTGGAAGCGCTCCCATTCCGACACGTCGGCGGCATCCCGGAAGCGCTTGCCCCAGCCCGCTTCGGCGTGGCTTTTCAGCCGGTCGTAGTATTCCCGGAAAAGCCCTTCGTGCAAGTCGGTGCGGGTGATGCGCTGGCTGTACACGGCATCGAGGTAGTCGCTGAGCACGTCGGCGGGTATCTTGCGCCAGGCGATGGAAAGCGGGTCGGCGGCCAGCGTCACGGCTACGCCTCGACAGCCTTCGCAGGAGCATCCGGGCGGGTGTTCGTCGTCATGGCCGTAGAGCGCGATTAAGTTCAACCCGCGCCGCGCGCTACGGCTCAGTCCTTTTTTGAGGTGGCCCCTGTTTTGGGTTCCGGCTTTTTGCCGTCGCCGGTTGGCGGTTCATCATCGCCGTCGCCATCGCTGTCATCGTCTTCAGGCTCTTCTCCGGGCTTGGGCTTCGGGATGCCGTATTTCTCGTACCAATAGTCTTCGCCGATGGGAACGAACGCAGATACCCTTGTGTCAATGTTCAGGCGTTCGGTGAGCGACATACCGTCGCCGTCCTCGAAAGCCCATTCACCGCCTTCGACCTTGTAACCCAGCGAAGCCAGGTATGGAAGCAGGTCTTCGTTCAGGACGGACAGGACAAAGGCCCGGTCATCCTGGTGGATTTCGTCCTGGGTTTTCCATTGGGTTTCGCTCTGCGCATAGCCCGAATGCTTCGCTTCTTGGGTGGACATCGTATTGCCCAGGATTGTGATGGCGAGTTCCTGGTTGCAGGCATCGATGAGGAAGCGGAAGATGTCGTTCGACTGGCTTCCCGCAGTGGGGTTGAAAAATTGGAGTTTTGCGTCTTCAGGGGCCACGACGTAGCCCGCGCTGCCCGCTTTTTGCAGGGCTTCTTCCAGGATGGCCCGGCTCGGCTCGCTGTTATACGTGGCCCAACGGAAAGGCATCCCGAACACCTCTGCAAATTCGGCCCAGTCGCCGAATCCGCCACGCTTGTAGATTACGTGCGGGCAGGATTCGAGGATAAGGCCCAAATCGTCCACCTCGCCGACTTCGATGCAAAACTGGTTGTAGGGCGCCTCCCGGTAGGGCAGCCCCTCCATGTCCCAGCTGTTTTTTGTCACCACGCCCTTGCGCGGCTTCACATGCTTGCGCGGAATGAGGTTAGTCAGGCCCTTGTCTTTGGTGCCGGGCATGGGCCAATACAATTCCATCAGCGAGTAACCCCAGAAGCGGGACATCAAAGCCTCTTTGATGAACTTGCGGAAACAGCGCTTCGTGGCCAGCGCGATCACGTCGTCCATCGGCTTGCCTTTCACGGTGAAGGTCAGCGGAGTATTGGTGATGCGGGCCGTGCGCTGGAAGATGAGCGACTTCAAGCGCCCGTCCAGGAGGATTTCTGAATAGAGGTCGTAGAGCATCGTCCGCTGCTCGTATTCCTGCTCGGCCTGGATGAGCGCCGAGCGCCACTTCTGGATGTCCTGACTTTGGCGGTTGATGGGCCTGACAGTGACGTGGTTCACGACCACGTTGGGCTTGCGCTTCGCGCCCATATCTTTTAAAAACAGAATGTTTGATTTTGCCGCTGTGAGCAAACTTTTTATGTCGAGTGCCATACTTGTGCGTGGGCTGCCGTGTGAATCGAAATTAAAGGCGTTTAAAGGGGGTATGTGGAATCGTATCAGTAATAGTTGGAGCGCTTTGGCTGGCTTCCGTAGGTTATGACCTTTTGGACGGTTGTTTCCCGTCGCGGGAGGTCGGCATAGAGGTCGGTCTTGGCGGCGGCTTTGAGCCAGTTGATGGCCCGGTCGTAGCGGCTCTTGCGGTCGTCGAAGTCCTGGCCGCCCTGCCCGCGCGCGACGATGTAGTATATGGCCAGGTCAGCGCCGTACTGCACCAACAGGGCGTGGCGACTCGTGCCGGTCGCCGCGAATACCGTATCCACCTCGAAGGTGTCGTAGAGCCACTGCCGCATCTCGGTCACGGCAGCCAGGCAAGCCTGCGTCACGATGGCGTCATCGTCGCGGGTTATCTCGTCGAGTTCCTCGGTGAGGATGGATGTAAGCAGGTCGTCTTTTGTCAGGAAGGCCATGTTACCACTTTTTGGATGTGCGTCGGTCATGTCCCACCTTGATGGGTTCCAGGAGCCGCAGCTTGTTGTTGATAATCCACACCGCGCCTTCGACTGAGTCCGGGCCGTCGTCGTGGGCGGGCAGGTTGGGTTCTATTGCCTTGAATTGCTCTTCGAGGCGCATCATGTGCGGGTCGTTGCGTTCGTCCTCGCTAAATATGAGGGAGCCGCGCCGGTTGATTGGTTCGAGGTTGCCCTCGATGCGGCTGAACTTGTCGGGCTTGTCCCGGTCGTCGGGCGACACGGCCAGGGTGCCTTTCGACTTTTCCATGTTCCGCAAGGCGGGCATGAAAACGTCCTGATACCAGGCATCCTGGAAGCCGTTGCACTCGACGTAGTTGTACACCTGTGTTCTTTCCGCCACAAATGCTTTCAGGTCGTAGAACCAGGTGAGCATCTGGTTCAAAACCGTCTGCTCCAGGTACGCCTTTATAATGTAGTAGTTGCCGTTCAAC